TGTTGAGTGTATTAGATGAGGCAATTTCAGTTGAAGAAACAACTGGAGCAGTTAAGTTCTCTGATAAAGGAACTAAGGTACAATATATGTTGGCAGCACCATCGGTGATTCCTGCGGTACCTGATTTGAAAGCATTACCACCATTTGATGCGGAGGTTACACTTAACGATGATTTCATCAATAAGTTCATCAAATCAAAAGGTGCATTATCTGATGCAGATACATTTACCTTTATGTGTAAAGGTGGAGCTGGTGAAGTTGTTTTAGGATATTCCTCAATCAATTCAAACCGAATTTCTATCACTGTAGATTGTAAGTGTAACGAAGATATCGAACCAATTGCATTTTCTGCAAAGTATTTGAAAGCTATCTTAATGGCTAACAAAGGTTCTAAATCATCTTCATTAAAAATCTCATCTAAGGGATTATCGCATGTAGCATTCGTAGATGGTGATTACACTTCAAACTATTACTTAGTAGAAATTAAATAATTATTATGAGCTTTTGGGATACTGAACCACAAAAACCTATCTTTGACTTTGATACTGAAAAAGCAAAGTTAATAGAGAATATGGACTACCTTATGACGATGTCTGTACAAGAACAAACATTGTATAAGAAGTGGGTTGAATTACAAGAACCTACAATGATTCAGGCTAAATCCCAAATTGCATCTTACTATGATTTTCAATGGAAACCAACTGATATCAACAATAAGGAGCTAACGATAAAAGAAATTGAATCGTTAGACCCTTACGTTGAGATTGTGGAAGACCCGAAGGAATCTACTAAATGGGCAGCGGTAAGACGTATGATTCACACAATGGATTTTACAGCAAACCCTGGCAGAAATGTAAAGATTAATGTAAAGGATAGAGTAAGTGGAAAACTATTAGGACAGATTTCATTAGCATCCGATGTAACCGCTATGGGAGTTAGAGATAACTACATTGGTTGGAGTAAAGATAATAAGTTTGTTGATGGTAAGTTAAACAACACTACTATTGCCTCTACTATCGTATGTACTCAGCCATTAGGTTATAACTTCTTAGGTGGTAAGTTAATCGCTATGATGACAACTACACCGGAGGTTAGAGCATATTGGAAAGAGAAGTATGATAATGTATTAATCGCAGTAGGTACAACATCTTTGTATGGTATTCATTCACAATATAATGGTATCCCTTTATTCAAAACTTTAGGTGAATCAGCTGGTAAGATTAGTTTGAAGCCCGATGATAAATTCTATGACCCGTGGCATCAATGGATTAAAGAACATCATGCTGAATGGTATGATGAAAACATTACCGAAGAAAGAGCTCGTAATGGGGCTAATATGGGTTATGATAGAAATGGACCTGTAAGTGGTATCAAACAAAAAATATTGGGTAAGATATTCAAAGAGTGTGGCATCAAAGCAAACCAATATCATCACGGATTTAAGAGAGGTGTGTACTTCGCTATGATGTATGAAAATGGTAATGAATTCCTTCGCAACGAAATTACTGAAGATAAACTAATCCTTAAAGATAAGTTTAAGCAAGGTAACGAATACATTCAGAAATGGTGGAAGAAACACGCTATCAGTAGATACACAAAACTACATGATGAAGGTAGGATTAAACCTGAACACTTATTTTACATAGATGCTATCGGAATGAGTTGGGAAGAAATGAAAGAAAAATACTTAGGAGAAGTAGGAAGATAAAAAAATAAAATTATGGCTAAAGCTAAACAAACAAAAAAAGAAAAAGTAACGATTGAAGACCAATCGGAACAATTACAACCAATTGGTGATATTACATTATCACAAAAAAAGTATGAAGAATGTGAGTGGTGTTTTCAATTTGATGAAGATGAACCACAAGTATTTGCTTGGACAGATGATGAGTTAAATAAAAGTGAAGACCCAAAGGTAATTTTTACAATTACTAATGTTGAAAACTCTTATATAACTTTTCAAAACGGAACTACCGGAAAGTTATTTAGATTATTCGCAAGAGAGTTAAGCGAAGAAGGTAAAGCATTGAGACAAAAACAAAAAGACGCATTTAAAAATATTACTAATGATAGTGAAAATAAAAAGGCTTAATCCTAATGCAGTAATTCCAACCTATGCTAAATATGGTGATGCTGGAATGGATTTGGTAGCAACGGAAATTATTAAAGATACACCCGAACAAATAACCTATGGTACGGGATTGGCTATGGAAATTAGAGATGGATTTGTAGGATTAGTATTCCCTCGTTCATCAATTAGAAAGACAGGATTACAATTAAGTAATTCCGTTGGTGTAATTGATAGTGGATATAGGGGTGAAATACAAGCTACTTTTAACAAAGTATTTGGTGGTGACCGTTTTTATGATGAAACAAAAAATACGGAAGATACATCAAATAACTTCTATAAAGTAGGTGATAGAATTGCACAAATCGTAATAATACCACACCCACAAATTCAATTTGAAGAAGTAAGCGAACTTTCAGATTCAGATAGAGGTGAAGGTGGATTTGGTTCAACTGGTAAATAAAAAAATTAAATTATGTTTGAATATAAACAAGAAGAAAATAATCACTCTTTATGGGTAGAAAAATATCGCCCAACTAAGTTAGAAGATTATGTAGGTAATGAACACCTAAAATCAAAAGTAGAGGGTTATTTAGAAAGTGGTGATGTACCGCATTTGTTATTGTATGGTAAAGCCGGAACTGGCAAAACCACATTAGCAAAATTGATTGTAAATTCTATTGAATGTGACTACATCATCATCAACGCATCAGACGAAAACAATGTAGATACAGTTCGTAACAAAGTAAAGAACTTCGCATCATCAATGGGATTTAAGCCATTTAAGATTGTTATAATGGATGAGTTTGATTATATGACACCAAACGCACAGGCAATTTTAAGAAACTTAATGGAAACATTTAGTAGACATTGTCGATTCATTCTAACGTGTAACTATGTTGAAAAGGTAATTGAACCAATTCAGAGTAGATGTCAATCATTCCAAATTGTTCCACCAACTAAAAAGGATGTAGCAATTCAGATGAGTAAGATTTTAAAATCGGAAAATATTGAATTTGATATTAAGGATTTAGTTCCAATAATTGATGCTAGTTATCCTGATATTCGTAAGGTTATCAATACTTGTCAACTTAATTCAAACAAAGGTACACTAAAGGTAGATGTTCAAAATCTATTAGAGAATGATTACAAAATGAAAGTTGTTGATATCTTAAAATCTTCGGATGATAAGAGAAACAAATATATGAAAGTAAGACAGGCTATTATAGATTCTAAAGCAACTGATTTTTCTGACCTATATACTATTCTTTACGATAAGGTAGATGAATATGCAGGGGATAATACCGCAGGCGTTATCTTACTATTAGGTGATGGTGTAAGTAAATCGGCAATAGCAATTGATAAAGAAATTATAGCAGCATCAACACTTATACAAATTTTAAATACAATATAATATGGCTAACATTTTAGGAGCAGGTGGACAACCAATCGGAGGACAAGAAGAAGTTAAACTCGAATTAGATAAAACTGAACCAATTGCATGTAAGAAGTGTGGTGGCGAGATTTTCGTACAAGGGTTTGGATTTCGTAGAATTTCTAAGTTATTAACTGGAAAACCAAAAGATGAAACATTACCAGTAGAATTATTCCTATGTGGAGATTGTGGTGAAGTTCTTAATGAATTATTACCAGCTGGATTAAAAGTAGAAGAAGCATAATATGGCAAAAACATTATTTGACCATATCAATGCAATAACGCAAGATAAGAATCCTAAGTATTGGGATGGGCTTGAGGAAAGTGATAAGAAAACTTGGAGTAACTATATGATACTCCGTTTTCTTTCTATGAAGCCGGAGTGGATAGAGTTGATAGCAGATATACAACCTTACTTACAAGAGGCACCACCTAAAGCTACATATCTTGCGTTAATTGGATTGATACCAAAGACAAGAGCATTTCTAAAATATATGAAACCAGCATCAGCTGATAAGTATGAAAACTGGGTAATCGAATTGGTTGCAAAAAAGTATGAAGTATCTTTGGATGAAGCCGAAGATTATACACATATACTTTACCAAACTAATTCGGGTAAATCCCATATTAAGCAAATCGCAGAAGATTATGGTACTGATACTAAGCAAATTACTAAGTTAAAACTAAAACTTTAATTAGGTAATATCAGATATTTTTCGTATCTTTATACAATAAAACAACATAATGGCTAAAGTATCATTTTCACAATACAGCATGTGGAGTTCATGTCCACAACAATACAAATTAAACTACATAGATAAGTTAGGTGAAAGTTCTGGTAACATTCACACAATCTTTGGTACGGGAATGCACGAAACTATTCAACATTACCTTTCGGTTATGTATGGTGTTTCCAAAAAGCAAGCAGATGAAATTAATTTGGATAAGCTTCTTTTAGAAAAAATGAAAGATGCATATACTAAAGAAAAAGATTCTATTAGCGAAGGTACACCTTGTACTCAAATAGAGTTAGAAGAATTCTATGGTGATGGTAGAAGAATCTTAGCATGGCTTACAAAGAACATGCAAAAGTTTTATTCTAAATCCGGCTATGAATTAGTGGGTATTGAAATTCCTTTGAACGCTAAAATCAAAGAAGGTGTAAACTTCATTG